GTTATGGGTCTCTGGGTTTCCAGTATTGGCATTATTGGTCTTGCCCTTAACCTTCGTGCTTATGATTTTGTAAGTCAGGAAATCAGAGCAGCAGAAGATCCTGAGTTTGAAACGTTCTATACTAAGAACATTCTTCTCAACGAAGGTCTTCGTGCTTGGTTAGCACCTGCCGACCAACCACATGAAGACTTTGTATTCCCTGAGGAAGTTCTTCCACGCGGTAACGCATTGTGAATCATTATGTTCTATTTGTGTATGGTGTATGCTTCTCTATTATTGGAGGTGCTGCATGTGCGATGATGTGGGCAAACATCAAATCAATTAGTGAGATGAACACTCCCATCAAATCAAATAGAAAAAGACATCCAGAAGCACCCGTTCCGGGTGAGGAGGTAATGTATGTTGATCTCTCAAGAGAGAAACTTGAAGACCTTTACAAAAAGGATGACAACTGATATACTACAGAGACCTTCGGGTCTCTTTTTTTTTATTTCTAAATAAAAACTATTATGACTTATACAATTTACTCACGGGATGGTTGCCCTTATTGCGTTAAGGTTCAACAGGTGCTACAGTTAGCAGAGTTGAAGCACGTAGTTTACAAACTTGGACAAGACTTTTCGCGAGAAGAGTTTTACGAAAAGTTTGGTCAAGGTTCAACTTTTCCCAGAGTAGTTCTTGGAGAAGAACTTCTTGGCGGATGTTCTGAAACAGTCACGTATTTAAAAGAACAAAAATTAGTCTAATGGAATCAGAAAATCTCAATGACATCTATGATCTTATTGAACACGCAATTGAAAATTCTTTTAATGGTCAAATGAACTTAAAGTTCTATGACTATCTTAAATCGAATAAGGTAAAAAAATATGAGATTGATGCCTTCAATGAGAGTAGTACAGCACATGAGATTAGTGAACTTGTAATGGATTTGGAAGACTACCTTGAAGGTGGTTCTGATAATGCTCACAAACAACTGCGTGAGGGATATGGACATATTCCAAAACCACAAGCAAGGAAAATTAAAACTTACCTGTATGGTATTCTAGAGGACGCTTGGAAGTATAGTTATGACCGAAAACCAGGACGCCGAAAAAAACCCACTAAATAATGACGAACCCCATATAAATCGGGGAGTAGAATTACTACTAAGGAATAGGAGGAAGCAAGAACCACCAAAGACTTTCCAAGTGAAGTTTGGAAAAATGGTTTCCTTCCTCCGAAGAGAAATTGTTTTACACTTCAACTTCTACTTGGACATTAGAAAAAAGTAGGAGAAGGGCAATGATTGCAGTAACTCTCACCATCAGTACACTCATTTCAATAATGTTCTTTTTTATTGGGGGTATGCTAGGATGGTTGGCCAAAGATCATTTTTATCAAACTCAACCTGTGTGGACACATCCAGAAATGTTTGATGAGAATGGTAATATTCTACCCGATGAAATTTTAGCAGTACGATTTGAAAACAGTTATGACGACGAACACGAAGACGAAGAAAGTTAAACTTCCACCCAATCCTTTCTTACATGAGATCTTTGAACTTGCATCGAAGCAAAGAACAAAGGCAAAGAAAATAGAAATCCTTCAGGAATATGTTAATGATGCAATGAAGTCTATCTTCATTTGGAATTTTGATGACACTGTTATCTCTGTGCTCCCTGAAGGACCTGTTCCATATAAAGCTAATGAAGTCCCCGTAGGAACTGACCATACGTCTCTGAGACGCGAACATAAGCATCTCTATAACTTTGTAAAAGGTGGTAACGATTCTCTAAATGGTCTCCGTAGAGAGACTATGTTTGTTCAAATTCTTGAAGGTCTTCATCCAGAGGAAGCACATATTCTTTGTCTAGTTAAAGATAAGTTGTTACAAACTAAATACAAAATTACTTATGAAATTGTAAGGGAAGCATTTCCCGATATTCAGTGGGGTGGTCGTTCATGACAACAGTAGTAGAAAAGGAGAAGGAAGTTTTGGAGGAAACAGAAACAGGAGATAGTATTAATCCTTCTGCGTATGGGTGCCAAATTCTGCAAGAAAAAACTACACTAGAACAAGCAAACGATAAGTCTCTTCCTAACGATGCTAGACTTATTTGGTATGTTGTTGATGATGTTGAATACATCGATTTGACTAGGTGTAAAAAAACATCACAACTTTTTGATATGTACTATGATAAGTATGGTCCTGGTTCTGTTAAAAAAATTGACTTTGGATATGGTCAAATGAATCCTAAACTTTGGGGAATTAAACCAAAGACAGAAGGAAAGAAAAAATGAGCGATGGATTTGATGTAAAAGTTGAGATGCCAAAAGAAGACATTGATAAACTTTTAAAAAAATACAAAGGTTTAAAAAAATATCAAAAGTCTAATCTTTTTGCTGTCAAAACTATGGACGGTACTGAAAATATAATTAGTAAGATGGTACAAGAAGTTGAAGATGATCCTATTTGATTTAAAACTACAAGAGTAAAATGCTATCAACCAAATACAGACTTCGATTAGAATTTATTTGCAAAAAAATTGCAAACAAAGAAGAAGTAAAACTTGATGATATGGTTTGGGTGCAGAAACTTGCTAAAGCAAATACTACAGCAAACGAAATGTTGAAGAAGGCCCGAAGGCAATCTTCACAAGATATTAAAGAGGGTAGTATGGATGATTTTATGAATAGGATGGGTTTGGGAGATCCTGATCCATCCAACCATAAAACGACATTTGATAGCACCGATGACATAGCTGAGTGGTTTCAACGTGAAAAACCTGATGATTGGAGACAACGTGACTAATTTTACTGATGATAAAGGCACTGCACTACGCATTGCTAATGCCCTTGAAAGAATTGCACATGCTCTAGAAAAAGGAGCACACATAACTATTGATCACGCTCATATTGATGAGGTTGGAGGTAAAATAAGAACACATGAGGAACGTTGGTAATGAATGATTTTTTAGACAATCTTGCTGCTCATCAATATCAGAAGATGCATCAACCTAAAAAAATTAAACTTACACCTCAGACATTCATTGATATGAATGAGGAGTTTGCTGAAAAAGGTGATAGAGTAAGAATCAATGTACCTACACAGGAAGCAATTGATAAATGGCAGGAGGATTCTAGAAATGCTCCATATATAGAGATGCCTCCATCAAGAGATCTAGTGCAGGAAATGTGGGATGCTATTGGAGGAAGACCAAATGAGTAAAGAAAAAAAAATGCAAGCTCTTGTATATTCTAATGACAGTCAAGAATGTGAAAGAGCAGAAAGTTTACTCAACAGTATTGGTCAAGATGTAAAGGTATTCTTACTGGGTGATGACTTTACTCAAAACCAATTTAATGCAGAGTTTGGTGAAGATGCAGAGTATCCACAAATTTCCGTTGGTCTAAATCATAGGGGTAACTTAAAAGAAACTCTTCAGTACCTTAAAAATAAAGAAGTTCTATGACTGACGATTCCAAAGATGCTAAACGTAGAAGAGCACTCAACCTCTTCATCGAAAGTGTAATTAAACCAGACCATGAATTAAGAGGTGACGCGCACGGTCAAGAGTGCTATTATGAACTGATGGAGGTACGAGAAGAAATTCTATCGTACCTTAGAAAACGGTAACAAATACTACTTGACTATATAGTTTATAGGGTATATAATACCTGTACGTTCATCCCCTTGGGGACGCAAGTAAGTCGCGGAACGGATCGTTCATCCGTCTTCGGACGGACGCAAACGACTAAAGGAACGGACCTAAAAATCCAACTACTTTAGGAGTACCTACAATGAACACACTTCAAATTATCAAAAACCAAATTGAAAAAGCAGCACGTCTGCACGATGCTCAGATCAGTCACACCTCATATCGTGGTGTTGAATATGATACACGTTGTGTAGAAAACAAGGAGTCACATGGCACCTTCTGCTATCGTGGTCATGCTTATGTTAAGTGATTAAGTGAAGTAAACTTACTTTTAGATTTACTGAGCAGGGTTGCTACCCTGCTTTTTTTATGGTATTATATATCCTGAGTATGCATTTCTTATGGATAGAGAAAAACTCAAACTGATCGTAAAGAATTTAAAATCTCTTGTAGATGTCCTAGAGTCTGAAGTATATTCAGATGTGGATGCATATAATACAAAGCAAGAGAACTTTGATGATCCTGCTTCTTACTACTTACCTATTTCAGATTACGACGAAGTATTTAATGACGATGATGGATACCCTGACTAAACTTATTAGCGTAACACCTGACGCTGAAAAACATATGGCATACTGTGCCCGTGTTTCCAACCCCTCTAACCAGGATAATGAAAAGTTCTCTGGTCTCCTTAAGTATTGTGTGAAACATCAGCACTGGAGCATCTTTGAACAGGCATACATGACGCTTGAGATTAATACCACCAGGGGAATCGCAGCTCAAATATTGAGGCATAGGTCCTTCACATATCAAGAATTTTCACAACGCTATGCTGATTCTTCCTTACTCGCGGAGACGATCCCTCTACCTGAACTACGCAGACAAGACACCAAGAATCGTCAGAATTCTATTGATGATATTGACCCGTTCACACGTCAAGAGTTTCAGATCAAAATGCAACGACACTTTGAAGAAGGAATGAAACTCTATCAAGAGATGCTTGATGCATCAATTGCAAAGGAGTGTGCTCGTTTTGTGCTTCCTTTGGCAGTGCCCACAAAAATTTATATGACTGGTTCTGTAAGGTCATGGATCCATTATATCGATTTGCGTTCTGCTAATGGAACACAGAAAGAGCATATGGATATTGCATTGGATGCAAAACGTATCTTTTGCGAACAGTTTCCTGCTGTTGCTGAAGCAAT